CTTTACGCGCTCGTGCAGCGGCATTTCAAAAAGAATGTCGGCGGTATCGTCGTTGTTGATAAGGGTCGTAAATTTAACGTTCCGGTTCTTCTCCGGGTTCAGCAGCAGATCGGGCTGGTTGTGCCAGAGCCATGCCATTAACGGCAGCGTGAAATCATCAATATCACCGGCAAAGTTCATTACAAACAGCACCAGGGTATAGCGGTACATAAACGATGGCGTTTCGCCGGTCGTCTCGATATTCCCTTCTTCCACAAAAACGGTGAAGGCTTCAGGATTGGCCCTGCACCATTTGTTAGCGCGGGTCAGGGTCTCGCGCAGTGAGTCAGCTTTCAGCATGGTGATACCTTCTTAACGCCCGAAACGTTCAATCGCGCCCGCAATGATCAGCAGATAAATAAGCGTCCAGTAAGGGTGAGCGCTCAGGTAGTCGAATAATGTCATGGTGTAGCCCTCGCGTGGTCAGTCAGTCTTTTCAGGCGGCGCAGATCGAGATCGGCTATCGCCGCCTTATCGGCGTTGCAGGTATCCAGCGCATCGCGCAGGCGATCACTCCAGATAGCTATTGCGCCCCACGTTACCGGGGCGGTCAGTTCCGGCGCTGGCGTTGCTGCCGTCAGGCTTTCCGGCACCGGTTCGTGCACGATTTTCATTTGCGGCTGCGGCGGTACGGTGTTGCAGGCTGTTACTGACAGAAGCAGGCACAACAGTACTGGCACACGTATCGTCTTTGATGGCATCGCGCATGTTTTCACGTCGCTTATCTCCCTCGGCGTTTCTTTGCTGTTCGGTTGCCCGCAACTGTGCAAGGACTTCGCGGGCGTCAGCAGTCAGCGCCCGCAGCTCATCCAGCACCTCACCATTACTCTTCACCTCGCGGGAAAGTGCTTCATTGCGGACGGAGTCTTTACCGCGTTGATGTGTCTGCCAGAGCAGGCCACC